AGCACCATCTGTTAATACTAAATTAACGTCAGCTGCGCCTACAGCTAAACTTAAATATCCACTCGCTGCTTGCTCCAAGATTTGTAGATTCGTGTTTGTAATATTACCCCATAGACCAGATTTTTCACCGGTAACCATAAGTTCTAATTTTATATCATTTGAATAACTTGATGCCATATTTTATCCTATTCTCCAGGAGAAGGAGAGTTAATAGCAGTTCTAATTGTGCCATCCATATACTCGTCTCTTCTTCTTCTACCTTGTTGTTCTATACCATATGTAGCCATACTTCTACCATAAGATTGTTCGTATAATTGTAATAAATCTGTTGGTCCTTTTAAATAACCATAAGTTTCAGCTAAACATGCATATAATATTAAATCTGGGTAGTTTGTAGATACATAAGTTGTAGTCGCGTCACTAGCTGTAATACTATCTGGTTGCTTAACATATGCAACATGGCACACGTAAGCAGCATCGGGTGTCGGGGCTAAAAAAATAGTAGATGCATTTCTGTTAGCATAGTATTTTGGAATATTATTAGGTGCAGCTGCCGCTGTACCAGGTGTGTTATAGTACTCTTCCATGAAAGAAGTATCTCTAAGTTCTAAATTTTTTCTAACAGCTGGTGTTTCGTTTGTATCATTAATGTAAATATATCTTATAAATCTTGTATTAGCTGGTGCAGCAACTTCTCTATTACCTGGAGTCAAAGTAATTGTATCATAGAAACGAGCGTCATCTGTATCTGTTTCTCTAAATATTCTAGCTTCAGCATTTTTAACAATAGTTTTAAGAATAGCATCATTTAATACTGTGCTATCAACTTCTGTGTAACTTCTAATATCTGATTTTAATTCTCCAAAATTCATAATTATGCCTTAAATACTACCGGTCCAGATGAGCACTGTAAACCGCCTCCTGTTGCTGTTGTACTAGCTGCTACTTGATTAGTAAAGTTAAAACTATTAAAAACTGTAACTGTTGGTGGCTGTCCGGGATTTGGAATTACGCTTGCATTCATAGTAATTTCAAAAGATCCATAAACTTTTGCACTATTATCATGTGAACTTGCTGTTGTATTAGCCGGTAATGCACCTCTAAATGGAGCCGCTGTTCCTCTTACACAACCGGTTAGATCATTAACAGCCTTACCTGTATATTGAATTGTCTCATTTTGAAATAATAATGTTACGGGATTTATTTTTTCAATAAGTATAAATCCAGTATTTGGAAAATTACTTGCATCATTTAAAGTTATTGTTGTAGCAATATCAGTAATTGCACCATTTAAATTAGATTGTAATTGTATAGCTTCAATTGGTACATTTGATACTCCAGTTTTTAATTCATTGAAAACTACAAAATCTCCATCTTTGTAACCACTGTTTGGAAAATTACATATTATTACATTTGATCCTGCAGTTGAACTAAAAGGATTTTCAGGAAGTATGTCGAATGTTGGTGGCTCAGTTCTGTCAGGTCTAGCGTTTTGTAAACCTTGTGGGTCACCACCGATTGGTATTGGATTTAATTGAGGTTGTTTAGGTTCATATTCTGAAATATGCACAAAAGCTCCATTCCATTCTCTTACCATTTCATTATAAGGAAATTGCATTCCTGACCGATCAGAGATTGCTAATGCGTGTCTGCCTTTTGATAAATTAGTCATGTATTAAATCTCCGGAAAATAAGTTCTCGGTGTTACAAATAAACTAGAAGAAGATCCATCGTTTTGTAATGCTCTTTGTAGTTCATCTTCATACAACATTTTTAAATTTTGAACTGCAGCTGGTTGAAATTTAAGTGCTAAATAATAAGAAAGTCCCGCTACCATACAAGGTACAAATCTGTAAGGCACATCTGCTTGATTAGTATAAGCTCCAGCATCTTGAATTCTTGAAGCATAATAATAGTTAATACTATTACCGGCTTCAGTCGAACCTGGAGTTAAGAATAAAGTTATTGTTATTCTGTCAATAAATCTTTGAACAAAAAATTGTGTGGGCGAACCCTGTTGTGATTTATCTGCAAAAGATTGATAGATTGATCTATTTATTTTAGTTAATGGAAAATCTATGTTTTGTTGATTTCTATAAGAAGCTTCTAAAATATCATCAACTCCATAAATAGCGTTAGCATCTGAAGTACCATCTTCAGGTGATCTATACATAGTGTATAGGTTCTTACCTTGCACTAAAGTTAAGTTATTGTTTTTTATTTCCCAATAGTGAAGACCTCTATTAGACCATTCTTGAAACATTATGTTTAATGATCTTCGAGCAGAGCTTAATTGTTGACCGGTAACACCAGTCATATTTATTCGTTCATACGCTTCGTGAACTATATCATCTATAGAAAAACCTTTTTCAAAGGTCGTTGTTCCCGAAGTAGTGTTAGCCATGAGCTTACGCTCCCGTAATAGTTATAGTAACGCTTCCGCCTGCTCCAGTTAAATTATAAACAATTCCTTCTTTAAATAAAATACCTGAACCTGGAACATAAACTTCTAAACCTTCATCACCATAGTTATAAGTAGCTATAGCTGCTCCCGGTACTGCTGCATCTGCAGAATTGTAAAAAACTATTGTAGAGTTTGCTATTCCTTTTCCTTGAATAGAAGTAATTCTAGCTCTACCTGTTTTACCTAAAGTATCTGCTCCGACTGTATCGAAGGTTAAGGTTGTTTGATCTGATGTTGCGCTTCCTGACATATTTTTTCTCCTAAGTTACAGAGCTACCGAAGTAGCTCTATAAAAATTAATTATACTCTAACCCAACCATATGTTGAACCGGTGTAAACGTATTGACCTGAAGTAGTTCCAAATCCTCTTGGAATAGGTGTACCTTTACTAAAATCTGCTCCACCAACTCCACTAGCTCCAGACACAACGCCTTCAATTCCACCAGCCTCGCTAGAAAACACAAATTCATTAAATTCAAAACCGCTTGCGTTATCTGTAACATTTTTTAAATGTATTGTATCACCAACAGTTGGTGCTGCAGGCATTGTAATAATTATATCTGTTGTCTGCGCGTCGTTATTTATAAATAATCCAGTAGCTGCATCTGCAGATTTACTTGCAGTAACAACTTCCCAAGTTATTCCACCACCACCAACTGGTGAAGTGCTTCCGTCAGCATTTTGTATTATAACTTCACCATTGACACCTTCTGAAGTACTTGTTGCTGCTCTTCCGATAACCAATGGTCCTGTAAATGTAGTTCTTGCCATAATTTTTCTCCTTTTCCTAGTTAATAGATTATAGTCTCTAGGCCGTCGACTATACGCGTCTATAATCTTTTTAAATGTATAGTGTGTTTTTTATACAACAGTTTTTAATAGAGTGCAAGAGAGCCTACAGTGTGGAGTGAATTTTTTCCAACGATGTAGCTTTTTACTAAGTAGCTACTGAAACTTCAGGAGCAGAACCTTCAATGTTGTTCTGTCTATGGGCGATCTGAGCTTCTTCTAGCTTAATCTTTGTAATGATTTCTTTGACTTTGTCGTCAATTCTAACCATCTCAAGAGTATACCTATTATTATCTAGGTGCTCCTGTTCCCACTTCAACTCCAAGGACCTTTTTGCTTTGTATAGGTCTTGTATCATTTATAACTTCCTCATAAGTTATTCTATTTACCTTATTGTCATAACTGACGCCAAGGTTTTCCCAAACTATACTATTTTCTCCTAGTTTGTCAAGGATTGCTTTTTCAAGTGATTGAGGGTCGTCTTCTGATATAACTTTAAACCTAGAATGGTGATCGTAGGCCCAAATATTAACCAAAAATGTTTTCATTTAAAAATTATTTTAAATGACTCCAAACTTCAAGATCGCTATTTTTTCTTCTAGTTTTTTCAGCTTCTATTTGTTCTTGGTTCATGTCAGTTAATTCTTTATACTCAGCAATTTTAGTTTCAAATAAAGAAATTTTTTCTTCAGCTAAAGTTTTTTTTTCACCAGAAAACTTATCTAATGAGTTTTTTAGCTTTTTAACTCTTATTTCTAATTCTTTAATCATATCTTTTTTTCTATATGGTATAAAATCTGGGTCTTTTAATTTTTCAAATAGTTTCATAATTTTTCTCCTTGTACTATCTATATATAGTTTTTAAAATTTTATTTCAAGTTGTTTATGAGGGGCGAAACCGCCCCTCATTTAATTATTTATTACGCTCCAGCAGAAGCATACATACCTCTTGGATCAGAAAATCCAAAAGAGTATCTTTCTCTTGCTTTGTATCTAACGTTACCAGTGTCAAAGTCACCTTCCATTTTAGTGGAAATAGGTGATCTGTTGAACATTTTCATGCCATTAGGAACATCAGTTTTAATATAGAACGCGTCTGTATCAGTTAAGTAATGATTAATTACATAACCTTGAGGTACCATTCCTCTAGATACGATAGCATTAATATTGTTATCTGCTGTATCCGTCTGACCTTTTGATTCCATTAGTCTCTCTGCTGTAAATTGCTGATTAGGGTGAATGATCATTTTCATTCCTCTAGCAGCGATTTTTAGACCTCTTTCATCAGTGAAAGCAGAAATATCAATTAGAGATTGCTCTAATGATGTTTCATTAAGGTCAGCAGGAGTTTGCAATTGGTTAGAGAATGTTCCAGCTAATGTAGGGTGGTTTACAATTGCTCCACCTGCATTATTACCGAAAAGTGATACTCCGTCACCACCTGCAAAGTTTCCATCGAAACCATTGTTCAGGACGTTAGCCGCTTTAACTTGTTTAGTATTAGCCATAGATCTAGCTAATGCTTTTGTATATCTAGACGCAAGTCT